GTTGGTTGTGATTGACATTACTTTTTGCCCTTCTTGGCAGTTTTCGCCGCAGCTTTGAACGCCGAAGCCTTGGGCGCACCTTTTGTGCCGGGCTTACGCATTTTCTCGCCAGAGCCAGCGGCTATCCGCTTCTTCTTGGCGGCAATGTTGCTATAAAGGCCCACTATTTGCGCCTCTTGTTGAGGCACTTACCAGCACGCTTACAAGCGGCGGGTGTAGGGCAACCCTTGCAGGTTTTGAATACTGGTACTTTCATTGGAGTAATCCTTGTTGTTGGCGTTGCTCTTCTTCCATCATCGCATTTAGCAGGCCAACGCCTCCAACGCCTGCTGAAAGATTGCGCAAATGCTTAAATTCTGGATCAAAGCGGGCGAAACGGGAACGGACGCCTTCTGGATGAAAAGTTGTAAATTCATGCTTTTGGTTTACACCAGTAAAACCTTTAGGCTCTAAAGTATTAAAAACCGAATCACTTAATCCTGCATACCCAGAAGATTTGCCCTCGGCTCTTTGCTTGGCCTCATAATCGTATTGCGCTTGTCTCATCTGCTGGTAATTGGCTTGATTGTCCGCCTTTACTTTAACTGGATACACCACACCCTGTATCTTTGGGCTATTGGGATCAAGTCGTTTTAGCTCATTTTCGGTCAGGCTGCGACCTCCAGCAAATTTATTTGCTAATTCAATATTGTGCTGAGGTGCAAAATATATGCCCTTACCAGACTGGCCCCTTGTTGACCTGTTAATATCGAATCCTACTATATCTGGGTTATCTGCGGTTTGGCCACTAGACCTATAAATATAATCTGCATCTGATGGCATTGTTCCATGATAACCGTCCACCATTCCTTCTGCGCCAGCCCTTTGCATGCGAGACGCCTCATCCATCGGGAGCGGAGTATTATTAAACATATACGTGTCGTCAGCCAGCGCCATCATATCTTCAGTCACGTCGCCAGCATTTCCCGCTGCACGCATCTCCAAGACCTTCTTGGCCATTGCTTCAGCTTCGTTACGGGGGGCTGAGAGGGATGGATTTGACGGCAGCGGATCAAGCTCAATACGGTTAGCCAAGTCAGCCGCCTTGCGGCCAGCAGCCTTGCGGCCAGCAGCCATGATTGGACGTGCAATGAAAGGGCCAGCGCCGGGGATAGTGCCGAGTAAGCCGCCAACAGCTAGAATTGCAGCACGTTTGCGATCACCTTCGGACAGCGCGTGGCCGGCCTCGCCAAATGCAAGAACGTCGCCGATGCCGGGGATAAAGTCTTGGGACGCCTGCGCAGCCTTAACACTAGCTGGCATCTCGTCACGATTGCGAGCAAGAAGGCCATCTTGATATAAATCCGCATATCCGCCAGACGGAGCCGCCGTGCGGTAATCCTCCTGCGAAAACAGCCTGTCCCAAATGCTAGCCATCAGGCCACCCCTTTTAAATTCCGTCGCAGTGGCTTACCCCACGTTGACGCCTTGCCGCCGAGTGCCGTCGCAGCGTCAGACGCTAACGTGAGGCACACAGCGTCCGCCAAGTCAGGTGAGGCCAACCCACGCTTACGCATGTCATCCTTACCTTCAGCCTTCATCTTGCCGCTGCTGACGAAACTATACCTGATTGACGTTAATTCTGCAATAAGCTGCTCGTTACGTGGCAACTTAGCTCCGCGCTGCTCCAGCCAGCCACGCATCTTAAACCACAACTCAGCCCGCAAGTTCGTATATGTATCCTTCATACTCGGCGATTCCGCCACGTTAATGCCACGCACAGGCAAGCCAAGCTCGCGAAGCCGATCCACAACGCCGCCACCCATGCCAATAACATCAACCATAATCTCACTAGGCCGTATACTCATCGGCAAACCATCATACTCAGCCTTCACCCGACCCACAGTCTGCATCAAATCCAAACCCTGCCAACTGTTAATCTCAGTTATCGTATTCCCCTGACGCTTGGCCAACGCCGTCTTGTCCGAACCAAACCGTGCAACGTCCAAACCCCAGATGACCGTCGCGTGGTCGTCAGGCTCAATGTCGCGATGCACCGCAGCATCAACCAAATGAAACGGCACAATCGTGTCGTCATCCGCCAACGGGAACTCACCAAGCACGCGAATACGATAAGCATTGCTTTCCTCGCCATATCGCAGCTTCATCTCGTCGATGAAATCACGCGACACCAACGGCGACTTAATACACGACCAATGGTGGCACTTCCAACTGCCCGACAGCCGCGTCTGCGTCTCAAAGAACGTACCACTTGACCGCGTAGGGTTAGACGCCAGCAACGTAACCGCACTGTGGCCAGACATCGAACCAGCCGCCGCCTCAAAGACCTGCTCCGGCACACCCGACGCCTCGTCCACAACCAACATAACATTCGCAGAGTGAACACCAGCCAACGCCTCTGGCGTTTCAGCCCTACTCGTCCGAGCCGAAATAAAACCCTCCGACGGCGCAGCAATCAACGACACCCGGTCATTCTTCACATCAAGTATCGGACGCAACGCCTCCGGCAACTCATTAATCCAACGCTTCAACTCAGCAAACAGCGCATCAAACAACTGGCCACTGGTCGGCGCAGTCACCACAACCTTAAACGGAAACCGCGTCATCGCAAACCAAAGCATGGCCCACGAGAACGTCGTAGACTTCCCCGTACCGTGGCCAGAGCGAACACTAATCTTGCGCTCACCATTGGCAATATCAACAAGCAACGCCTGCTGGTAATCAAACGGCTCGGCACCCAGAATCTCACGCACAAACGCAACCGGGTCATCCCTATACGTCGAAACAAAGTCTACTAACGGGTTCTCTTCAGTCATCGTCGCCACCCTCAATCTCAACAATCGTCGGCGTCACGTTGCGCATCTGACGCAAAGCCTGCAAGTGCAAATCTCCAATATTAACATTAACGACATCACCCTTCGGCTGAAAGCGCGCCGCATCGTACACACCCGTCATCCACTTGCGCACACCAATCTGCTCTCTGGCCGCCGCTACGTGCGTCGTCGTCAAGTCAGGCCCAACCAAGTTATCCGCAATCTCCAACGCCTCGTCAGCCATCGCGTCAGCGCGAACCTTACGGCCCTCCGCCAGCGCACGCTTAAAGTCATCATTCGCGTTCAGCTTGCGGCTGACAAACGAACGATCCAAACCCAACTCAGTGGCCAGCGTCGCCACAGTCCCGCCATCAGCAACCCACTGAAAAATAAAATCAGGCCCAGTGATGCTCTCGTTCGCCTCACGCGCAGCTATCTTTGCCATCGCCTCTATGGACGTAAACAACGCCCGCTTCTTTGGTTGACCAGCCATGTTTGCTCCAAGTTTTCAAAAATTTTTCTGACCGTAACATTATTTTTTCATTGAGGGTAGGGCATTGGTTTACTCACGTTTGATGCCGTTTTCTTGGAAATTAGTGCGTGAGATTGTACACACACACCCCCGCCGAAAGCCGAGGCCGGGGGGGGTATCAGAATACCCCAAATCGGGCCAGATCGACGCGAATGACCTATAATCACCATTATGTTAATAAACGGATTCAATGATATCAATGACTTAGCCAAACTGGACTTATCATCAGATATGATTTCGCATAATGTTGACTGATTGTGGGGTACTATGATACCCGCGCGCACATGTATGTGAGCAGCGTTGCTGTGCGTCAGCGCACCTTCAACACATGCCAGCGCATTAGCCAGCTCATCAGCCCACTCATACAAACGTACAACATCCTGTACGTTTACTGCACCCGCCCATTTCCCCTCATCACGTCAAGTATCATCTCATCCGCATCCATTACTGCATATTGGTACTGCTCACGCATGTGCATCAGCACGCTTGCGAGTGCTGACATTACAACCAGCGGATCGTCGCCTTCATCGTCAACGAGGTATTGCGCCTCGGCAAACAGGTCCAACGAAAGATTAATCGTGCGCTGCTTATCGTCATCAGTCATCGTATCACCTTACAAAAATGGCCCCAGCATTACGCCGGAGCCTTAGTTGAGACAGTGCAGGCCACAGGAGAGCCGGGAGAACACAAACGCCTGCACAAGCCAAGCCTACGGCCAGCGTCTACTAAAAGTCAAGCGTGTCATCCAACGACGTTGGCGTGTACCTTGTCACCTTCGCATCTGGGAACGCATCAGTGACCTTGTTGACGGCTGCCATCATGTCCTGCCACTGGTTCTCCATCATCGCGCAGACATCTGACACATGGTAAACCAGCCACGTTGGCCATCGCTGGCGTATGGCTGACATCGAGCCACTTATCACAAAGCAATACACCTTACCGCCACGCTCACATAGCACGCCATCCACAGCGGGCGGCTGATGACCGCTTGCCCTCGCGTTCACGTCCATAACCTCTAGCGCCTTCATCAGGCTCTGTGCAGCCGCTACAGCCAGCTCAGCGTCACTCACGCGCATTGCGTAATCTAACTCATCCTTCAGCTCTCTGTATCTCACCGCGTAAGCTGGCGGCACACAATCAACCAGCGTATCACCCCACACGGCCACTGAGCGTGCTGACGCGGCCACGTACGGCCTGACAGCAGCATACACCAGCGGAGCGTATGTCTGCGCGTCTGCTTCCCGCTTAAACGTGCCACGCTCTGCCATCGCTTTTGACGCTGCCGCTGACTTTGGTTTCGCTTTAGTTGCTTTTGCCATTGTATCCCCACACCATTTGACCTGTGCCTACGCTGCACTCTTTTTTTTTACATTAAGCCAACCAAGCAAACAACTGCTTGACTGCTCCTGACTGCGACTGTGACTTGTTCCCGCGAAGCGGTAAGGAACAATTCACTGGCGCTGGCTGGCGCTGGCTCGCAGTTTAAATAATAGCGTGTGACGGCTTTATGCCGACACTCATTTTAACGTAGTGCCTGAATGGGTTGACAGAGTGCGCCAGTGCTAGTAAAATCTCGGTAGAGATTTCAGCAAATCCAGTGGCGCACTTGCCCACACAGCCTCCATTTGGGGGCTTTTTTTATGCCTCATTCAAACGCAAATGCGCCAGTGAAATAACCCACTGGCGCACCTTTATGTCAACCTATTCAAACACTTGCAAATTTGTGCGCCACTGAGCATTTTACCCGTTTCAGCACTGGCGCGCTTGATTGTTAGGCGGTTGATTTATTTACTCACCACGTCGGCAAGCAACGTGAGTAAATTACTCAATCACATCAAAGTCGTCATCGTCGCCATTCACCCGGCTTTTCAGTTCAGCAACAAACGCTGACATCGGCTCAATGGCTTTCTCGTATTTAAACTGCGCTTTATTTTTGTGCGGCCAGAAGTTCATCTCAACCTCACTGCCGTCGATCTCAATCATGCACTGTATGTGCCATGGGGACGCGTCATAGTTTGGCCAATAGAAGTCCATATGCGTTTGTGCGTTGGCCCAGTCCGCCCAAGCCTGCACATTGTATTCCTGCTCCCAATCGCGCTTGGCGTAAAAGCAATCCGTCCAGTCGCCTGTCCATTCAACTCTCATGTTACTGCTCCCCTACTCTGCTGACCGACTGCACGCCCTTGCGCTCCTTGCGCTGGCTTGGGCTGTGGTATGTGATTTCCTCTAGCAAGCCCGTGTCTATCCACTCCTTGATGATGCCACGCGCCTGCACGGCTGACTTGTTGTCCGCAGCCTTCGGGAAGTTGAAGTTGGTGACGACTGTGCCAGCAAACCTTGTCCGGTCCTGTGGGCGTGATGAAAACATTTCACCCGACTCTGGGCCAGCGTTGATAAGTGACAGCATACTGTTGACGATTGGCGTCGTCATGCCCTCCCACTTATCAGGCAGCTTATACTCACAGCAAACGCCCACGCTCTCGCCATTGGCCAGCGTGACTGAAACCATGCGACGGTAGACGCCATTCTCCGCTGGCGGTGCCAAGTTTGCCTTGCCATTGTCCACGCGGAACAAGCCGATTACGTCATCTGGCTCCAGCCCCAGCTTGTTCAGTTCCTCATCTGTCAATTTATTTACAACTCTTGCTGACCTCGATGCGCCGATTAATGAACCTGCGCCGCGTACTGAGTCCACTGTGGCTGCCTCTCCGTTTGATTTGCGAACGTGGTGAATCAAGTGGACCGCTGCGCCAGTTTCGCGTGCCAGCCTGCGCAGCATGGCCACGACGGCTTGAATGCTGCTGTTGGAGTTCTCGTTGACTGCGTGCGTACTGATAAACGGGTCAATGATGACTGTGCCAATGGCATTATCGTTGATCTTGTCGCGCATGAAGTTCAGCAGCGCGTCGTTCTGCACGATGCCCTCACGCCCCTCGGCGGCCAGCATAATTGATATTGTATCTTCGCCGTCCATGAACAGCTTACCTGCGATTTCCTCATGCGCAATGCCGTAATGCTTCATAGCAGCGGCCAATCGGATTTGCATTTCGGTCAGGTCATCCTCTAAGTTCACCAACCAAACAGATGTCGGCTCGTGTACCTTTTCGCCCAGCAATGGCCGACCCGTCACGATTGCCAATGCCTCGACCATAGCCAACGATGTCTTACCGATACCACCAGCCGACGCCGTGACTGTCAGAAAACCACGAATATACGTGCTGCCATAAATCCAGCGGCGACGCGGCAACGTGGCCTCGTCAATACGTGCAACAGGCGTTGGCCATTCCTGTGGCTTGTCGTCATCG